CTCATGGGCTATATCCATTGGAACCTTTACCTTCAATTCGCGGAGCTTCTTCGCGAACCCCCGAAGCGCGATCAACCCGTAAGCCTTGGAAAGAGGTTTTGCGAGTTTCATGTCACGCTTCAAGGAGGTAAAGGCTCTAGATCTCGTCCGTGCCGGCCTTCCCGAGGCTCTCACCATACGAAATTTGTCGCCAACGATGAGACGATACTCGCTTTCTGCAAGCATCGACTCAAAGACGACGACATCACGTACGTGTACCTCCTCCACACCACCCGCCAAGTCTATCTGACTGACCAGCTCTCTAGCAGAGCGCCGGGCTGCCCAGTAGACTCCAGGGCGGCGGGGTTGAGGTACGAGAACCTTCGGGAAGAGGCCCGCCTCTCGGAATGGACTGTTTGTGAGGAGAGACCGTGCGATTTCCTCGGTTGGTTGCCTGGAGACAAGGGCTCCCAACCTCGATCGAACCGCTCTACTCACATTCAGACCTCTTCCTACGTAGCCAAGTCCGCCGATCTCCACAGGAAGGTGGAGACGAGGATCCTTGACTACGAATGGGAAGAGGGTCTTCATCACTCTCTCCTGCCTTTTGAGATACGTATTCGATGTACGCGACTCAGCCGCAATCGGGGCTCTCAGTCCCGGAGGCGGCACAGGAGGAGGGATGAAGACACCATTCTTTACCCTCGTTGCTCTCTCAGGAACGAAGAGAACCTCACACATCGTCCAATATTTGGTCGATACGAAGGATTTCTCTACATTGACAGACGCGCCCACAGATTCAACACGTTGGGAATATCCTCGACGGAGACGGGTTCCAAAACCGTCTTCGATTCTATTCAGACCAACTGCATCATCACCGTGGTGCGCGCTGTCGATGAACGGTTCGAGACAGAACGCGTTCACCCAAGAGAGAACAATGAAGGAGAGAGGCGTGCCCATCGGACTTCCCCTAACGGCTGGCCACTGGGTGTCGGGAGACACCCAGTGGGTAGGCCGCTCTCCCACTCCAAGCCCTCTCAAGGCGGATTCTCGGTCCGTTTTACGGATCGAGCCCGACAAGAGAAGGCCTTCGATAACCGCCCTGACCGCGTCATGAGACAGTCCATCGGTTGCCTTCGAAAGGTCAACAGAATAGAAAGCCTCACCGACGCGGGGCGTCCTCAGCATGCGAGAAGAAATACCGCCATACCCGGTACCGACGTACCAATGGCCTGGGGCCAAAAGGTCAGCCGATCGACGGATATAGTCGCCCTCAATGAAGGTGAGCGCGTCGGGAACACCGATAACGCGCGCCTTCAAACCAGGAGAGCGAAGTACCTCGAGCCTTGCCTTAGGAGGGAGCCTGTTAGACTCTCTCCATCGACGAAGCGCAAGGAAACCTACAGCCCTATAAGACTCTCGCATGTCCTCGCTAACGGGTCCCTCGAAAGGACGTCGCCGCGCGGCTCTCCTGGTCCGTTTCCTAGAGGAAACGGACTCAAGACCGCGCGGGGCAAGGATGACACGGGAAAGCCGCAACGCGAGCTGACCTACGGCATCATTACCGTACCTTGCGAGTTCCCTCCAGCCGAGTCTAGTCTCAACGATCTCCCTCACAGAAGGGTGATCGCTGATACCGGACTCAACTGCAGACCCAATAGCGAAGAGGAAGCCATCGATCCCGCCTCGAGTAGCAGGCCACTCGAAGCAGGAGGATTGGGAGCTGGGGAAGCGGGTTGGTTTCGATCGACGTACTTTCGTAGCTCTAGAAGCAACGAAGGCACGAAGATCGTCACAAACCCTTTCCGATGCTGGGAACCTTGTCTTTGCCAACTCGATAGCCTCCTTCACGGCCCTCTCGGCTGCCTCTTGTGTGCAGACGGGGAGGGCTCTGGAGAGTCTCGAGAAGGCAAAGCCGTCCGTCGGCTTCTGGCCTGCGAGCTCACAGAGTGTCTTGATCGTCCTTTTACGGATATCACAAGTCACATCTGTGGGCGAGCAGAGAGAAGCCGAACGGACGATGTGGGTAAGTTTCTTCAACTGCTGGGCACAGTAGAGCCAACCCCTTTCCGGGAAGGTTCTACAGTACCAGCCGTGAAGATCCCAACCTACAACAAGGGAATCCCAACCGGCATGGACGAGACCGGACCAACAAGCTGTCCAGACTTGTTGTTCCATGGATATATCGCCTACACGGTGTCGGTTCCTGCACGGTCCTTTGGACGGTACAGGTAACGGCTCCGCGGTACGGCTCTTTACAAGCGACGGGAGTCGCTTGTAGGTGTTCCGCTTGCG